GGCTGCCGAATCTGCTGCGGTTGCTGAAGCGGAAACGCCCGAAGCGCCGAAAGAAGGTGCGGAGGCAAAACCGGAACAGCCCGAACCTCAAGCGCCTGCCTATGCCGAATTCAAAATGCCGGAAGGCTTTACGGCCGAGCCAGCATTGATTTCCGCCTATACCAACATCCTCGGCAAGTACGGTATCAGTCAGGACGCGGGACAGGAACTCGTCGAATTCCACGCCAATGCAATGCGTGAAGCGCAGAAGGCGATGGATCAAAGTCAGCGGGATGTGTTCGCGGATTTCAACAGGAAATCCGTAGCCGAATTCAACAAGTGGGCTGGCAATCGCCGCGACACCATCCTCAACGATGCGAAGTTCGCGATTACCCAATTGGTCAAGGACAAAACCGAACGCGCCGAACTCTGGAACGTGCTCGCTTATACGGGAGCCGGAAACCAGAAATCGGTCATTCGGGCTTTTGCCAACATGGCCAAGCTGATGCGCGAACGCTCTGCACCACCTCAAGGATTGCCCGCCAAAGCGAACGGCGGTTCACCGGCAGACCGCCGCTACGGCAAGACAAGTTAATCAGGAGTTAGGACATGGCGACAGGCGCACCTTTTACCCTTATCGATCTCGCCCGGAGAACCGATCCGAGCGGCGATGCGGCCGACGTTGCCGAACTCCTGTCCCAAGCCAACGAAATCTACGACGATCTCGTCTGGAAAGAGGGAAACACCAATACGGGTCATGTCTATACGGTTCGTACCTCGATTCCCCCCGGCTGGTGGAGATTCATCGGTCAGGGCGTGCCCATGTCGAAGACGACCACGGCGCAGGGCCGCGTCAATTGCGGGATGCTCGAAGATCAGTTCACGGTTGACCGCAAGCTTCTCGAAATGGCGGAAGACCAGAACAAATTCCGCTACGAGGAAGACAACGGCCATCTGGAAGGCATGTCGCAAACGATTGCGCAGACTTTCATGTATGGCAATCAGCCGACGAATCCGGCTCAGTTTACGGGCCTTTCGGCGTTCTATTCCGCGATTGGTGGTGCCACCTATGCAGCCAATATGTTCAATGGCGGCGGTGTTGCGTCGAACAATTCATCCATTTGGCTTGTCGGCTGGTCGCCGCGTTCGATCTACGGTATTTACCCCAAGGGTGCCAAAGCAGGGCTTACCCTCGAACCGCTCGATTACACGCAGGTTGCTTACGACGCGGCGGGCAATCCCTACCGTGCGGCCATCACGTGGTTTCGTCAGGAAGCTGGTCTTTGCATCGAAGACTGGCGCTGGGGATCGCGTCTCTGCAATCTCGACGTGACAAGCGCGGGATTAGGTGGGCCTACGCCCTTCGATATCTTCGCAAACGGATTGACCAAGATGGTGCTCCGTATGCCGAAGATGGCGCGCGGGGTGTCGGGCATTACCGAAACGGACGCCAAGTCCGAAATGGGCATGGTGGTGCGTCCCGCCATCTATTCCAATCGTAGCGTTCGCGGGTTTGCCGATATTCAGACCATCCGCGACAAGAACGTCCTGATCGGCCCCAAGGATTACGCGGGCAATCCCGTTGATAGCTTCCGTAGCATTCCGTGGCGTGTCGTCGATCAGCTCACGATTTCGGAAGCCACCATCACCTGAACGAAGCGAGACGTAAGGAGTTTCAGAATGATCCTCGACATCAACACGATGCTCTCGCTGAATCAGGCGGTCACCGTCACAGCGGCCTCGACGTTTACGTATGACACGGCGGGACTCGGTGTCGGGCAGCCTGTCGGAAACATCTTCGGCACGTCGGCCACGAGTTTCGGCAATGATATCGGCATAGGTGACGGCGTTTCCCCGCCCAATCTTCTCTGTGTGGTCGGGACCACTTTCGTAGGCGGGACTTCCATTCAGGTCCAGCTTCAGGCGGCGGTCGATACCAGCAATACGGGCACTCCCGGAACTTGGGACACGATTGCGGAACAGACGGCCTACCCGACAGCCATTCTGACTTCCGGGACCAAGATCGCGGAATTCACGGTTCCGACGCGCTATCCGGGTCAGGGCTTCCCGCGTTTCTACCGGCTCAACTATCTCGTGGTCGGCACCTACACGGCGGGAACGATTGCCTATGCGGGTCTCATCACGGGCCGCGATGATCAGCCTGCCTATCCAGTCAACTACTGAGGGGACCATGGCTCTTTCTTCGGACGACGTTGCAGAAATCATCCGGCGCTATGATCGCGGGAACGGCGATGAAGTTGGTCCCCTAGCTACGGCTTATGGAGTGTCCGATGCTGCGATCAAATATCACCTGAAGAAGGCCGGTGTTCTCGCAAAGAACGGCGAGCCGAAACAGGAGACGGAAACCGATCTCGGGATCGGCGAGGATGATGCGGCGGAAGCGGCGAATGCCCAGATTGCGGCTGTGATTTCGGACCCGAAGTTCGCTGCAATTATCGACGCGGCGGTCACGGCGCGTGTTGCGCAGATGAGTGCGCCTCAAGGAACGGTAGCCGCGCCCGACATGGCGCAATTGATGGCGACGTTCACCAAGACCATTCAGCACGTCTTGCACGTCAATGCGGTTCAACAGCCGGGTTATATTCCTCCCCTTCCCGCTGAAGAAGTGGACCGCAGGGCGCAGGGTTTTATCGAGATGATGGCCCTCCTCAAGGATTACAAAGCGAAGGGCATGCCTCCACAATACTATGTCGGCCCTAGCCTTTTCTACGCGGGACTCCAGCTTTATGCGGAAGGCGATCCCGTCGCGACGTATCTTCCTCCCGTCGAAGACTTCACGCCGATCAATGAGGAAGGTGCGAAAGTCCACGAGGCCATGATGCGCTATATTGGCGGTCCTTCGCAGGATATTGCCGAACGTGTTTCCGAAGCTCAATTGGCTGCGAAGCGAGCACTACCGATTGCCGAGGATGCTGCGAAAGCAACGGCTTCTAGCGGACCAGTCGAATATCTGACGAATGTTCCCCGTCGCGAGCCCGTTCCGGAAACGCGGCGTCAGGCCGCGACGGGTCCGACCGAACCGCTTATGCCCCGGATGCATGGGGCAAGAGTCCCGTCACGTCAGCCCGCTGTTGTCGAATAAGGATAGGCCATGTCGATTTATCCCGCTGGCGTACAGAATGCAGTCTCTCTCACAGGTGCGGAACTTGTGGAGATCGATGCTGGCGGCGCGGTCAAACTGCAATGCACAACCGACCAGATAGCCGCTCTTGCTGCTTCTGCGGCGGGTGTAGGTATCGTCAATACCGCGATTACGACAGTCGGCAACGGGACGTTGACGGCGGCTGGGTTAGTTGGGGGGCTTATCGTCCGAACCGGCCCTACCGGCGCATTCAGTGATGCGACGGACACAGCGGCCAATATCATTGCGGCGCTTCCGTCCGTTGTGGTCGGATCGACGTTTTTCATTCGCATCAAGAACGCGACGGCTTATCCAGAAACGATCACGGCCGGTGTTGGCGTCACGCTGCCATCGACCAATCTTGTGGCGCCGTTTTCCTATGCGCTCTACTACGGCACGATTTCCACAGTTTCCACCGTCACACTGACGCATCTGAATACGACGGCGATTGCTTCGGCCGCCTCCGTGGTCAATCCGATTGCGACGGCCCTGAATACAGTCGGAGCGGGGACGGTTGTCGCGGCCGCGATTGTTGGGGGCTTTGTGGCTCGCGGCGGTTCACAGAGCAATACGGCATTTGCCGACACGACCGATACCGCTGCCGCCATCATTGCTGCTTCTGCCGGTATGCTTGGGCGTATTGGGGAGTCTTTTGTATTTCACTATCAGAACACGACCAATGCGAGCTGCACTCTTGGTGGCGGGACAGGTGTCACAGTCAGCGGCATAACGGTCATTCCGGGCGGCACTTGGGCGGATTATCTGGTCACCTATACGGCTGCTGCGACCATCACAATGGTCGGAATTGCGTCATCGCCGCCAGTTACGGCCTCCGGGACTTTCGTCAATAACGGCGTTTCTGCGGTGACAACTGCCGATACGCGCCTCACGGCAAATTCGGTGGTGGTCATATCGCTCAAAACCGTTGGCGGAACTGTTGGGGCTATTCCGCATCTTGAGACGGTCACGCCCGGAACCGGGTTCACCACAATCGGAACTGCGTCGGATACTTCGACGTACAATTATTTAATCATCGGTTAGGAGCCGCCGCCATGAGCAACAACAGCCCCGTTACTTTAACTCTCGGCACGACGGTCAATCCGACTACCGACGCCGTGCTCCTGATCCCGGCTGGCGCGCCTCGCTCGGTCGAGACTTTCGTAAGCCCCGCGACATTGCTGGGTGCTCCGTCCGGCTCGACTACTGGCCTCGCCGGTTCCTACCAGTCGTTGATCGATTTCAAGAATGCGACCGGGACGACCCTTGCCGCGACCGCCTCGTCGGGAGAATTCGGCATCTCGATCAGTGCAGGAACATCCCTATACCTTGTGGGTGAGGCGGCAAACAGCAACACCAAGACCGATACGTGTGCGTTTATGTTTGTCCTGCCGCCCAATTATCAGGCTGGAGCGAACATCACGCTGACCGTGAATTGCAATTACGTTGTGGGCTCCGGAACGATAGGCACGCATACGCTTGCGGCGGCGGCTTATCTGACGGCTGCTGCCGGTACGCAGGGTGCAACGCTGATCGCAACGGCCGCGCAGAGCGTTCCTGCTGCGGCTGGCAATGCGGTGTTCACGATCACGGGTGCCTCGCTCGTAGCAGGCTCGGCGCTTTGGATTACGCTCGCGATGGCGATTCAAGACACATCCGGAAACAACATAACCGGGCAGATCAACAGCGTCGCGCTATCGTGAGGGAATGAATGCCTGCCGTTTCGGAGGCCCAAAGAAGGCTGATGTTCGCAGCGGCGGCGAAGAAGGGCGGAGCGGGCGGCGTGCCTCAATCGGTCGGCAAAGACTTCGCGAATGCCGACGAGGGCGGCAAGCTGCCCGAGCATGTCGGCAACGCGAAGAAGCGTGCCGATAAACGCTATCGCAAGAGGACGTGATGGCAGGCTGGCGAAAGAAAGGCAAACTCTCGGCATCGGAACGTCAGTCCATGCCGCGTTCCGATTTTGCGCTTCCCGGCAAAGGTGAAGGGCCAAAGGGAGCGGGGTCTGGCTCTTATCCCATTCCAGACGAGAATCATGCCAGAAATGCCCTCGCCCGCGTAGCGCAGCACGGATCGGCAGAAGAAAAGGCGCGCGTGCGTGCTGCCGTGCGCCGCAAATATCCAGACATCGGTCAGAAGGAAAAGGCCGACCACCGTTACCGCAGGAGAGCCTAGATGGCCGAAGAGAAGAAAGAATCCCGTTCCGAAAAGCGCTACGCCAAAGAGCACGAACGCAAGGGCGAAGAGAAGCATGTGGAACGCAAGGCCGAGGATCGCCACGACGAACGGAAAGGCGAGGAAGGCCGTCACGGGATGCACGCACGCCATGCGGACGAGCGCGAGGCCATGCACAAGGGCCACGAAAAGGAGCATCGCGAACTCCACGGCCAGCACCGCGAAGCGATGAGGGCAATGCACGCCAGACATGAGGGCGCAATCAAGGACATGAACAAGCGTCACGCGGAAGAGATGCAGGCCGCACCCCAACAGGGTGATGAAGACCAAATGGGCGCAGGCGTCGAAGGCGCTCCGGAGAACGAGTGATTTGAATGGCGATCCCCGCGCTCAAATCTATTGAATATGACGATGACGAGCTTTACGACCGCGAACAGGCGGCGAAGGGCATGGAGGGGAATGTCTCTAGTTATCCGCTGGGGATGCAATTCCGTCTCTGTCAGACCGATCTGGAGAAACTGGAAGCTGAAGGGTCCAAGCCGGGAGCGACGCTGCGTTTCGCCGCCATGGGCGAAGTGACGAGCGTTTTCCGTAACAAGGACGGTTGCCGGATCGAGCTTGAGATTTCCGAGTTTGCTGGAACAGATGGCAAATTCTTCGATCTGGACGAGCCTACCCACATTTGCATGTGCGGGCCGGAACTCGAAAAGATCGAACTGGAAGACGACTGCGAACGCGGGGACATGATTCATCTGATCGGTGAAGCGAGACTTGAAAGCACGGCCGACAGCGAGTTCATGCCGGGGGCTAATTTCCAGATCACGGCGCTGACGTTCGAAGACGAATCTGAGGAATCGCGCTCTGAGGGAGGCTGAATATGGCTTCCCCTTTTTCGACCGTAGAAGTCGTCAATAGCGCGCTCCAGTTCATCGCGGCTCAAACGAAAATCACAAGCCTCAGTGACGGCAGCCCGGCAGCGACGGCCGCGCAAGTAGTCTACCAGCCTGTCGTTCAGCTTCTTCTCCGTGAACTCGACCCCGATTTCGCCCGCGTCACGGCTGCGTTGGTTAGCGCGGGAGCATCCACGCCAATAGTGCCGTGGGCGTTTGAATATACTTACCCAGCCGATTGTGTGAGGTTAAGACAGGTGCGGCCGCCAAGCGGAACGTATAACATCAACGATCCGCAAGTCGTTCGGGCGAACGTCGCCTTCGACACGACGGTTGGCAGTGGGACAAAAGTCATTCTCACCAATCTTGCGAATGCTCTTGCGGTTTACACGTCATCGACGCCAACGGAAGCCGTATGGGATTCCGTGTTTGCAGAAGCCGTCTCCCGTAGGCTTGCCAATCCTCTGGCTATGGCGCTTTCGGGGCGTCCGGATTTTGCTAGTGAGGTTCTGGAACAGGCAGCGCGTGTCGCGATGACGGCAGAGACGGTCGATGAGTCTTCTGTGCGGAGGCTCATGTAATGAACAGCTATGCCATGGAGGATATCGTAAATCTCGGGCTCCGCGATGGCGGTATTCCGTGGAGAATAAGTGACGTTTATGAAGGGAGCGAAGCCGCTCGCATTGCGCTGGAGATATTTGGGCAGTCGAGAGACGAGCTTTTGCGCACTCAGGATTGGTCGTTCTCGCGTCGTGTGGCTGCTCTCACGTTGCTCAAAGGTCCACCACCTCAAGGTGGATACACGCCTGCGACGCCTTGGAGCGATGTTTATCCCTATCCGGGCTTTCTCTACGAATACAGCTATCCGAGCGACATGCTCGATCTCAGGGCGATTATTTCTCCGCCCGGAATGATGCCAGACCTTGATCCTTTGCCTGCCGAGTGGCGTATCGACGATGATCCGCTTCCCAATGTGAGCGGCAATCCTCCCGTCGCATCGGGACCGGAAGCGAAAGTTATTCTGTGCAACATCACGAATGCGATGGCAGTCTATCGCGCTCAAGTGACTCTGATCTCGACGTGGGAGCCACTTTTCATCTCGGCTTTGGTCGCATCTCTGGGCCGTAAATATGCGAAAGATCTCGGTGCGGACGTGAATACCCAACGTGAAGATTCTGCTGAAGCCGTCGTGACTACGCAACAAGCCGGGAGCGTCAGAGGCTGATGAGCAATCCCGGCATTCCTTACTTGACGCCTCCGGCTACGCTCGTAAACGAGGCGCTGGACCGCATTGGGCGTTCGGAAAAAGCCATTGGCGATATCAGCGACGGCACGCCGATTGCCGAAGTGGCGCGGCGAAATTACGGCCAGTTACTCAGGCAGCTTCTCAGAACCTCGCACTGGAAATTCTGCCGGAAGCAAGCCCCGCTCATTCTATTGGCCGATGCCAGCGGCAATACGCCGAACGTCAGTACCTTTGTCGATCAGCCGTGGCTGTTTTGTTATGCTTGGCCCATCGATGCTGTCGCGGCACGTTGGCTGCCTTATGGTATACCGACGAACACCACCAATCCTATTCCTCCGACCGGCGTTCCATTGCAAGCGCCGTTAATTCCCGCGCCTTTTCTTGTCTCATCGAGCGATCAGTACCCGATTGAATCGGGCTCGCTCCCATGGGCCGACATGCCCGATTTGCGCCGCACGTTTGGTGTTGGGCCGACTAATAGAACAATCATCCTCACCAACGCTTGTAATGCACTTCTCGTTTATACGCGGTTTGCGCCCGTGATCGAGGAATGGGATGCGGACTTTCGCGAAGCCTTTGTGGCATGTCTGGCGCTCACGCTCATTCCCGTAGCCATCGAAGACCCGAAAGAGCGCCTGACTCAGCGCAACGCCATGATCGCGATTGCGAAAAATACGATTGTGGACGCACAGGTCGCGAACGGCCGCGATTCCGGATATCCGCAAACGACCGATCATCAGCCGGTGTGGATTTCTGCGCGTAACAGCGGCTGGGGCGCGCAATGGGGCGGCTGGGGCCAAGGGGGACTTGGGGCAGGCGGAACATATTTCCCGTGGGACAGCAGCTTCAGTTGGGCCGGTTGCGGCATCTATCCGTGAAAGAAAGATAGATGGCCTATCCTCTCGACCAACAAGCATTCAACGCAGGCGAGATCAGCCCAGAACTTTACGGGCAGGTTGCGCTTCAAAAATACTCTGCCGCCGCCACAACGCTCAGAAATATGATCGTGAACTTTCGCGGCGGAGCACTTTCGCGCGGCGGTCTTGCATTCGTAGGGCGATGCAAGCAACCCACCACTGAAGCACCCCCGCGTGCTATTCCGTTCTCCTTCAGCATCACACAGGGCTACATTCTGGAGTTCGGGGACAATTATATCCGCTTCGTGTTTCAGGGCGGATATGTTCTTGAGCCTCCGGTTAATGTGCTGGGCGCAAGCCAGACGAATCCGTGCGTGATCTCGGTTAGCGGAACGCCGTTCAACGTCAACGATTGGGTCGTCTTTGCCGGGCTCGGCGGCATGACACAATTGAATGGCCAGACATGCATCATCGCAAGCGTGTCATCCGGCAGTTTCACGATCAATGATTTGAACGGCAATCCAATCGATGCGACCGCGTATGGTGCATATACAAGCGGTGGCACGGCCTCGCGAATTTACACGATCAGTTCGCCTTATCTTGCCGTCGATTTGCCGTACCTGAAATTCTCCCAATCTGCCGATGTGATGACGCTGACGTGTTCCAATCCGGTCAATACGCACGAATATCCGCCCTACAATCTGGAACGATTCGCGCCCGACGACTGGACGTTGACGGAAATCGATTTCGATCCGGTCATTGTCCCTCCGACAAATGTCTCGGCAGTCAAGGCGTATTACGCGCCCACAAGCGGTGTGGACGGGACGTTTTCTTATGTCGTGACATCCGTCGATAGCAAAGGAAACGAAAGCGTTGCGTCTATCGTTGCGAATTGTCCCGGAGCCAATCTCGTTGTGGAAGCGGGAACGAATACCGTCACATGGACGCCCGTCGAAGGT